GAAAACGTTAATCAAATCATTACACCTATGCCAGGTATAATAATATTAATTACAAAGGAGTTTTATGGCTAAAAAACGTTCTAATAGAGGTGGATATAGACAGCCAAGTAAACCAGCTGCTGTAGCTACTCCACAAGGTGGTCAACGTACAGATGGTGGAGCTGGAAGTAAAAAACAACCTATAAGAAGAATACCTGGACAAGAATATGGTGAAGGACAACAGTTAGTTAGACAACAACAAGCTGCACCATTACCTAATACACAAGGATTATCAGTGCCTAGTCAAGCAGGTATGCCTGCACAAAGACCTAATGTGTTTGGTCCAACAGATAGACCTAGTGAACCAGTAACAGAAGGCGTACCTGTAGGAGATGGTAGTTTTCCTATAGAGGGAAATAGTGATACGAATATATTCTTAGCTGCATTATATTCTGTAAATCCACATCCAGCTATAGCAGAATTACTCAATTCAGGTAATGAATGATATTTTCAGATTATTTTTTTGAAAAAGACTTTTTGTCTATAAAAGATAGACAGAACAGATTATACAGAACATATAGACAACAAGCTCAAGCTAATCCACAACTAGCTGAAAGTGTTATTGCTATAACAGAAAACAACCCTTTCTTGCCTAAATCAGTTGTTAAAGGTGCAGCTATGTTAGGTGAAGACCCTAACTCTGATAGATTAAACGAAATTAATTCACAGCTATATGAACAGTATTCTAAAAAAGAAGCTGAAATATGGGAGTTTATGAACGAAAAGTATTCATCAGAGGAATATGTTGATGATATGCGTTTTACAGCTAAAAACTGGGCTAAAGGTGATACACAGTATGGTGTTTGGATTGCATCTGCAATGGAACATGTGTTCGAAACAATTTCAAAATACAGTCCATTACCTAATGTAGGATTTTATAAAGAGGGTTTTATGATGGATATTGATGATGGTAAAGGTGGTACTGTATCAGTTCCTAACCCTGATAGTCCTATGGCTGGTCGTGTATGGCAATATACACAAAGTTTGTTTGCATATGACAAAATGTTACGAGATGGTGTTGACCCAACTATTGCACAAAATGTACCACGTATAGACATAAGTAAGACACAAGTAGCTAATTTAGGTAAAGATTTAGGTTGGTTAGGTCAAATAGACAAAATGGTCAACATATTCAAAGAGGCACAAGATATGGCTGGTGAAACTGTATATCAAGCTATGAGAAAAAAAGCTGCTGCAGGAGAACCAATAAACTATGACAGAGATAGATGGATGATATTTTCTACAATTGATGCAGAAAAAATGCCTCAATACAATGATTTAACAAATATTTATGGATATACACCAGAACAAGCAAAAGAACTTATACATAAGTATATTGGAGAACCAATTGCACCTATAGATGAACCTGGTGAAATAAATTATTTAAGTTTAGAAAAACCAAATAAAATTAACTTTTATGCTGGTAGAAGAAATAAAACATTTAATTACACATCAGAAGATGTATTACGTTCTAAAGAAGGTTATGAACAACTACTCCCCTACTCTCCTGGTAGGTATCAGGCAGCATTTGTTACTGCACCTGGTACAGAAGCTTTTAACAAACTATCAGGTGGTATTGACTTAACTTATAAACTCATACCTGAGTTATTTGCTGACAAAGGTGTAAGACAAATACAAAACCAATTTAAGAATTTAAGACGTGTAAATAAACTATTAGACCAAGAAACAGGTGAAATATTAGATTCTGGTAAAAGATTTAAACTTAGTGAAGCTGGATTACGTGAAGAAGCATATAGACAAATAGCTAAAGATATAGACGGATTAGATGGTGAAGGTGTTGCTAAAGCATTAATGAATCATCAAAACAAACTACGTAGTATTAATAACAAAGGTAGCAGAGTATTTAAAGCTACTGAACGACAAATTAAACAATATGGTTTTTTTGGTGAAAGAGTACCTAAATTCTTTAGACAAACTAAAGATGAGTTTTTAGAAACACCGTTTATGCAACAATTGTTTGCATCCCTTGCTGATGAAAGTAATGCGTATGTTATAAAAGCTAATCCTTTCTTTAGAAACATTGATGGTAGATTAATACAACGTATAGCTGATGAATCTAATCCTGCAAAAATACAAGAATACTTTGGAAAGTTATTAGATGAAGGAGTACAAATTGGTAAATATACATCTGGTACATTTAGTCAAATAGATGAAATGCCAAAGGTTGCATCATTTGCATTAAACAAATTATTAATTGATACAGCTAGAAAAGGTAAAAATTTACAAGCATCAGAAAATATAGTCAAACAATTAGCAGGACGTGGATTATCAGCAATAGGTAACGAACAAGCAGCATTTAGAAGTGCTAGAAGTTATTTAGGTGAAGGTTTAAATATTGCTACACAACCATTTAAAAAACGTAACAAAAAGTATTTGTCAGTATTAAAACCATTAACAGGTAATGATAAAGTTGTAGATGGTACATTAGCTGCAAGTAGATGGTTACCTAAAAAAGAATCTGTAATAGAAAGTCTTTTAAATGCAAAATCTAATGTAGAAGAGTTTGCTAGAGTAACAGACAAACAATATGAAAAATTATTAGGTTTTAACTCTACTTTTAATGCTGGTGCTACACCATCACAACAAAGAATGATGGGTCTTATACCAGAAATGGGATTACCATTAAGGAACTTTTCACAAGCATATGACCAATTGTTTGCACATTTACAAGCTACAGGTTATGACGAAGCTACAGCTGGTGCAATATTAAAAGAATTTTCTACTATGAAATATTCTGACCATAGAGTTGTTAGAAAGTTTGCATATGAACAAAGAGTACGTGACATACAACATGTTAAAGCTAAAGGTGGACAACATGAAATATTAGCAGAAGCATTAGAAAACTATAGTAAAGCTGAAGAAGACAGATTTATTATGTTTATTAATGAATTTGGTGATGATATGCCATTTGCTGGAAATATGCCCGAAGGATTAGAAAAAGTAGTTTATAAAAATTGGGATGGTACAGACAGAGAAATGATTATACCTTCTGCACATTTGTTATCTGAAATGGCTGATAATGCTGTACAACTTACAGATTACAACTTAATGAAACGTGCTATGTCACCTTTATTTACATACTATGACAATATGGATTCAATGTTACAAACATTTACTATTCCATTAAAAGATGCAAAAGATTATATTACAAAATACAAATTTGGATTTAGTAAAGAATACGATAATCCATTTATAGATTTTGATACTGGACAAATAAAAGGTATACCTATAGACAAAATGGGTAAAGATGCAATAACAATGACTTTAGATTATTACAATCGTAATTTATTTAAACCAGCTGTACTTTTAAGATATGCATTTTTTACTAGAGTATTTTTAGAAGAATCAATGCGTTTTGCTGCTGGTCATATGGATTCATTTTTTACACATCCTATACATTATATGCAATGGGTAACTATGGGTGGAAATAGTAAATTAGGAAAAATGGTAAGACTTGGTAAAGAAAGTATTGATGAAAATAAATTACTTGATAGCTTTGAACATCTTAAAGCAATGAACTCTACATTTTCTATTGCTGGTTTACAAGGTAGAGCTACAACTAGAAATAAACACGTTAAATACGTTATGCGTACAAAAACAGAAATGGAAAAAGGTGCAAAAGTATCTGACATAGATTATGCACAAGCAGTACGTTTTGAACTTATGATGTTAAGAAGTGACACAATTGCAAGAAAAGTTGCTGAATATGGTTATGGCTCTGAAGAACTATCTAAATGGATTATGAGTAACGAAGGTGCTGTTGCTAGACGTGAACTTGTAAACATGGGTGGAGGTAGATTTAAAAAGATACTTAACGATAGTGACTTTATAGACCAATACTTACAATCTGTAGAAGCAAGAATAAGAATTAAAACAGGTGGACAAGTTAACAAAGGTACAGAGTATTTTTATGATGAAGCTATACAAGGATATAGATACAACATAAATGCTACCGATACAGGTAATGCAAACCTTAGACAAGCTATTGCTACAGGTAAATTACATAAATGGAATGATGCTGCAAGAACTGGTGAAAGTATTAGTTTCCTAGAAGACGTACAAAAAAGAATGCCTGAAAAAGTTAGTTTGTCTGGTAAAACAACAATATCCGATATTGATAAAGAATTAAAACTATATGTAGGTGATAAAGGATTAAATCTTGATTTAGGTGCTGTAAAGATATCAGAAGATATAGTAAATAGAAAATATTTAGGACCTTTAGCTAATTTTGAAAAAGGTATGGACAAATTAGTAGATATTGCATTTGACCATATTATGAGAAAACCTAACGCATATTTATCAAGGTCCGTTGCATTTAAACAATTTAGATATATGCACATACTTGATAACTTTGAAAACTATTCATACAAAGTAAGAGATGAATTTATAAAAGAAGCACAACAATTAGGTGTACCTAAAAAAGTAATTAAAGACATGAAAGATGCACGTAATGCTACAAGAAGTGGAAGTATAGATAATTTTAAAGTAGCTGACATAAATGCTAAAGCATTTGGATTATCTGGTACAAAACAATTATTGTATGATACATCTAAACGTCATCAGTTATCTGACATAACAAGAAACATATTTCCTTTCCCTGAAGTTTGGTTTGAGTTAGCAACCACATGGAGTAAGTTATTAGCAGACAATCCATATTTGATAAGAAAAGGACAGTTGTTTTTAAATGGTGCTAGAGGTTCTAATTTGTTTGGATATGATAGAGAATCATTTTTTACACCTGACCCACAGAATCCTAAGAATGAATTGTTTGTGCATCCATTTAGTGGATTTTTAGGAAGTTTAATTTATGGTAAAGACAGAAAAACAGATGTTGCTGCAAAGAGTTATGTTACAGGTATTAACTTATTAGGACAAGGATTTGTACCTGGACCTAACCCATATGTTGCATTTGCATTAGATAAAGTATTACCTAAATATGGTACTGGTGTAGAAGCTAGAGAAGTATTATTTGGTGACTTTGGTGCGCCAAAAGTAGCAGATGTATTATTGCCTAAAGCACCTTGGCTTAAAAAATTAATAGCAGGTGTAGGTGGTTTTGGTAAAGATATAGATGATTATGGTACATCAATATATAAAAGCGAATACGCAATGATGAGAGCATCTACAACTATAGATATATATAGATATGGTATGTTAACTGGTGAAAACCGTAGATTGTATAAAGCAGGTAAACTAGACAAATTTTTAGCTAAAAAATATGGTGAAGGTTTTAATAAAGATTTAGTAACTAAATCAGATATTGATGAAGCATTTTTAGAATACTCTAATAGTAAAGCAAAATATGTATTTTTGTTAAGAGCTGTAGCACAGGGTATAGGTCCTGTAGGATTTAAACCTACATATTACGCAGAAGATGAACAAGGTAAATTATGGTCTACACAAGTACTTGCAGAAGAGTTTAGAAAAATTAGAGAGGATTTAAACCAAGATGATGTAGCTGCATCTGAAGAATTTTTTAGACAATTTGGTTATGACCATGGTTGGTTAACATCTGGTAAATCAGTATCTATTGCTGGTAGACGTTCTATAACTGACAGAGTAAAAGAATGGCAAGCAGAAAACGAAGAAAAACTAGGTCCTTATACTTTAAGTGCATTCTTTTTATTACCAGACAATCCATTAGACCAAAGGTCATTTAATGATTTGTATGATGAATCTATAATGTTAAATCCTGACCAATATAGAAGAAGTGTTAATGACACAGTTGCTTATTATAAATATGCAGCTTTTAGTCAAAAATTAGACGAAAACGAAACAATGTCTAATGATGAAAAAGTTATGCTTAAACGTACTGTTAGAAATGGATTAATTATTGATTACCCAGGTTTTCAAAGTCAAACATATGGTTTAACTACTGCTGTAAAAGCAAAAGATATATTTGCAGAAATGGAACGTGAATGGTTAAAAGAAGGAAGTTTTGCTTTAACAACAGATGCAGGTAAAGGTTTTGAAAAGTTTTATCCTGTATGGCAAGCTATGAGTGCGCAATCAGCTAAATACAGCACTACTAATAACCCTGAGTGGTGGTTGTCATCAACTAAAGATGAAGCACGATATATGCGTATTATGGCACATCAAGTAGCTATGGAAGTAGCTAAAGAAAACCCAGACTTTTACTATGTGTGGATAGGTGTTATGTTAAGATTATACAGAGATGACACAGAAGCTCTACAATTTGGTGCAACACTAGGGAGATAAATGGTAGTAGATAAATTAAAAAATACGTCTTTTAAAGATGAAAATAACAATGATGACGAAGATATAAAAAATCAATTAACTGTTGAACAACAAGCTCAATTAGATAATTATTTATTAATGTTACTTCCAGAATATCACGAACAATTTACTACTGCTTACGTAAATGATATATTAGAAAACGGTGTTTTTTCTGCTTTAACTTTAACACCTTTTTTTCCATTTTTAGATTTTGGTGGAAGTACTGAAGATGGACTTAGAAAAATACCTGTATTTGATGATAAAGGTGTGGAAACAGGTAAGTATCAAACATTTGATGGATATTTTGAAGATTTTCCTATATCAGGTATATTAAGCGCACCTAGTTCTGAAGGTGAAGTTATTGAGTTTCAAAGGTATTTAGAATATCAAGGCGTTGTACCACAAGGATATTTTGATAATACATTAGGAGAATACTCATCTGACTTAATGGAAGTAGTACAAGACATTATGAACTGGGCTGACGAAAATATGAATATATTTCCTGGTAGTCCTGAATACAACGATTTAGAAAAAAAGACTGATGTTAGGTTCTTTTTTAGTCAAGATGAAGAACCTGAAAATTCTATGCAACGTAAATTGTTTTCTGAAGCTATTAAAGGATATGCACAAGCACAAAAAGATATTGATATTAAAGAACAAGAAAAAAGACGTGAAGGTATAGAGTTAGATTTATTTGAACAATTATTAGATACTACACCTAGTGATGAAGAGTTTGTAACATTGTTTGAAGAGGCACTAGAAGCAACAGGTAAAAGAGTAACACCTAAAATGTTAAATGCTGCTGCTACTGCGTTTTCAAAAGCACATATGGAAGATTACCAAAACAATATAGATATGATTGCAAACTTTAAACAAAGCGATATATATGCAGATTATATAGCAGGTACTAATGTAAAACGTAGTGATGTACCTATAGGTGGATATATGCAAACAGAACGAAGATTAAATAAAGATTTCTTTAAAGAACCATTTACTGCTCAAGGGTTTTTAGAAGATTACGTAGAGGAAAATTATGGAGAAGAAATGGATGCTGCTGAGCGTGGACGTAAAAAAGTAGAGGTACAACAAGCTGTACTTCCTTATGTGTTAAGGTATATTACACCGTGATAAATCAAACACCAGATATGCAAAGAATTAATCCTAGAGATTTAGAAGGTGATGACCGTACTGTATATGATGGTTTAACTGATGATTTAGTTGAAGCAGAAAGTAAGTTAAAAAAAGCTAAAGATAATCCTTTAGGTAGACCACAAGCACAACAAGCTAGAATTAATCAATTAACTGCAAAAGTAAATGATGCTAAACAAGCAATAGATATGTTTTTAGCAGAAGGTAATTTAGAAAAATACTTTACATCAGGTTTAAATAGAAACCCTGCAGATGTAGTAGAAGATGTTAATGCAGGTAGTACTACAGTTAATAAACGTATGGCACCTCGTACAGATACTCGAAACTTTAATCCACCACCTGAAGCACAAGTAAATCAAATGGCTAGAGGTTTAGGTATAGAATCTAAATGGTTAAAAACAATAGCAGGTGTAGGTATGAAAATGTTACCATTTCTTGATGAAGAAATACTTGTAGCAGGTCCAGCAACATTAGCATCAAAAGCTTTAACAAAAGCAGGATATGTAGGTGCTGGTACAAAAGTAGCAGGAGCAGTTGCTAAATATAGTCAATATGAAACATACTGGATGTTATTTAATCTTGGTCTTGCTGCATTAAATCAAATAAAAGGAGAAATAGGAGAGTTAAGTCCTGAATTACAAACATTAATACCAGGACAAATGGAAGGTTCAGAACCTAAAGAGTTTGATAATGCAGAACAATTTATGAAAGATTTTAATAGGTGGCAAAAATATTCACCTGGAATGCAAGCATGGAAATATGCTATTGCACAACCTATGGGGTATGAAGATAATATTGATATGTTGTCATCTGCACTTGGTGGTGTAAGAGGAGCTATAGGTAATGAGTAGAGTAACATACGGTCCTGAAGGTACACAAATACTTGTTGTTGGTGGTAAATATTATTTAGCACAAGATACTGGTGATACATTGTATGTTGTACAAGCACCTGCAAATTTTGGTCTAAAACAATTAACTGATGCTTCTACACAAGAAATTGATGACAAC